TTCAAGTTCACGTTCGCCGATGCCACTACTCCGTCTACTCGCGAGTGGATCGGAGGAAGCATTTCTAAATTCGACGTGCAGGCTGCCTCCAAAGACGCGCTCAAAGCAACCTGTGTCGTGATGTGCATCTCCTGAATCCAACAGGTCTGCGTTGTCTCCGTGACGGCGGAATTCGGGATGAGGCGCGGTTCCACCTCGCGATGCTCGCTAAATTGGATTTTTGCTTTCGGCATTGTGTCCTCGTTTTTCAAGGGAGGGTGCCGTCATCGGGTACCCTCCCTTATGGGCGGTGGTGGTCAGGGAGGCTAGGTTGCCGTGATGGCAGCCGGTGCGGATTGCGGAGCGTGGCGGGCGGATGCGAGAAGACCCAACACACAAACAGGAGCGGCGGTAATGCCGCCGGTTCCTGTGGTGAAATCCAGTTGCGCGCGGATGTAGCGCTTCGTGCCCTTGTATTGCACCTTGAAAACCTTCACGTCTTCATCGGTGGCATTGACGAACCCGAAGCGTCCGGCGGTCGATGTGCTGTCCAGACCAGTGGTATCCCGGATCATGTCGAGCACTGCCACCGCCGTGAAGTTGGTACCCACGGTGTCAGCGGATTCCTGAAGATTTAGCGCGAGCGTAGAGTCTGCGTCCACGCCCGTAAGGTTGCCGAGCGCGAGATAGATCGCGCTCCCGTCAAAACCCTGGGTATCCAGGATGGAGGAAACGGTATCGGTGTCGTTGATCGACTGCGCGGCGAGCAACTGGACCGGAACGATGTTGTTGTAGATGTCCATATTCTTGTTCTCCTTTCATTGCTGACCGGCAGCTTACGAGGACTCCCTGAGGCGGCGAATGGCTTCTCCGACACGCACCTGACCGCCAACGCGACGGCGCGCCCAGAAGCGCACGATCCCGTTACCGGCCTGCGTGTACGGATCGCGGAGCACTTGAAGGTCAACGTGATCCACGATGATGTAGCCACGCCGATAGTCTCCGCACACCACGGAAATGTTGGCGGTGGTTCCGGTATCGTCCATCTCGGGAAAGATATCGTACTGGCTGTCAAGGATGGTCGGAGCGAGTCCACGCGTGATGTTGCTGGCGCTCGCGGGCACACCGGCCGGGGTCCAGATGTACTCGTTGTTCACCTTCAGTTTGCGGATCTTGCGCAACGTGACGCGATTGAAGCCGAAGCGCGCGTTGGCCTGATAAGCGCCCTTGAGCCCGTACTTCAAGTCGATCAGGTCGTCGGCGTCGAAGTCGCCATTGCTGCCGCTATTCACGGTCGTGGCTTGCGTATCGCTCACAATGCCCCAAGGCTTTCCGACTCCGTTGCCGGTGATGAACGCCGACGCCTCCGCAACCGCGAATTGCTCGGCAATCTCCATCTGGATTTCATTCTCGATGTTAAATTCCGTATCTTCGAGCATGAAATTGGTCACATCCACCACGGCCACGAGTTCCTGGGTGGGAATGTCGTGCAAGCCGTAGCGAAGCCCATCGGTTTCGGTGCGGGTGGAAAGTTCCGACGCCCATACGGCGGCGAACTGTGCGGTGCGGCGAGGAATTTGCACGCTGTTCTTGCGGGTGGCGCGCACGGCGGCGAGAGAGCGGAACGGAGCGAATTCCGTTTCGTTCTTGATGATCTCGTTGACGAATTCCTTGTCAGCGAGGTAGCCGCCCTTCGTGTTGTCGCCAACTTGCAGGCCGCGCACTTCACCGTTGAGGATGTAGTTGCGGAAGGCCGATTGCCCCTGCTTTTCCGGCGTGTCCGGCTTCACTGGATCGGTTACGGGAGTCGATCTGATTCTCTCCTCCCGAGTCTTTGCGGCCTGTTGGCGCGTTTCGAACTTCGTTGCAGCATCAATCTGCTTTTCGATTTCGTCGATGTCCTTGGCCCGCTTTTCGTACTGCTCTTTTTCAGTCGGGTCAAGGTCAAGTTTCTCCGGGGTCCCAGCGGACTCCAGACGGGTCAACTGGGCGCGCTCTTCCATTGCGAGGGTATCCAGCGCTGCCAGCAACTCTTTACGTGTTTTCATGCAAGCCTCCTTGCTTGTGATCTGGCACGCGCGAAGTGAAACCTCGCGACGGCCTTTGACTTGGCCTCTTCGAGCGCGCGCTCGTCTTTGGCCAGGAAATTTTTGTAGGAATCGACCGCCGCGCGCGCCTCAACTTCGGTACCGCCATAGGCTGCGAGCGCAACCGGCGAAACCTCGAACAGGTCGATATCGGTGAGGGTGCGGACAGGACGGCCATCCACTTTCTTGAGCCACTCCTCGCCCCGCACACTGAATCCGAAGCTCATCTTGCGTACCAATTTCTGCCGTACTGCGGTAACGGCATCTTTGGCCCATGACATCGACTGATCGACGTCCATGGAGAACGTCAACCCTTCGGCATCCTCCGCGAGTTCCAGCGATCCGGCATCGCGCGAGGCAAGCGGCTTACTGAAATCGTGAGACCAGAGCGCCAATACATCATGCTCGCGCTCTGTCAGCGACCGCGCGAATGCACCCGGTTTGATTTCCTCGAAGTACTCATCCCCCCAGACGGATCGGATCGGATATGAGAGTTCACCGAAGACCGCCGCGTACCCGGACAGGTGGCCCTCGGCTTCGTTGTCTTTCTTTCGCAATTCCAGCGTAAAACTACGCCGCTCGATCTGCATTTTGGCCTCCTGTTTCTTCTTCTTTGCCTGCATCGGTGATAGGCACCATCGCGCCCTGGATCATCAACTGGTTACCATCCGGGTGAGGGTTCAATCCCACACGCCTGCGGCCTTCGTTTGCAGTCATGACGCCCGATGTTGTGAGTTTCCCAACGCCATCCGCGGTCGATTCGTAATCGGCCTGATAAAGCGGCGTGAGATCAAATCGCGCACAGTAACGGTCACCTTCACGCGGGCCAAAGAGGCTCATATCAAGCCGCTGCTCAATTGCGCGCGCCAGCGGACGGCAGGTGAAATTCACATACTCAATTCCCTGATGTTCGATGTTGTTGTTGGTCGAGCGCTCAAGATCACCGATCAGGTGTGGCTGAATGCCGATGATTCGAGCAATGTCCCGCAGTTGGTGGATGCGCGTTTCCTTCAACTGCACTTCCTCGAATTTCACGTTCAAGGTTTGCAACTTGGTCCCAGCATCGGTGAACGGTGTCTTTCCGTCTTTCAATGCACGGTGCAGCGAATCGACGATTTCTTTTTTCTTGTCCGGACTGACAGTCTGATCGGTTTCCAGTTTCAGTTGCTGCACGCCGCCACTGCTGAAGAATTGCTGTGCGAATTGCTCGGCACTGACGGACAGATTAACTGCGCGGCGCGCATGCTCAAATAGCGACTGGCCCTCGAACAGCCATGGAATGTGCAGCATTTCCTGCGCCTGAATGATCCTCTCCGATTGGTTCTCGTCCTTGACGCGGTAGATCTTGTCGCGCCCGGAACCTTCGGACTTTACGCGCATCGGGTGAATCGGCACTAACGCGAGAACGTCACGCTTTAGGTTCATCACGATCTGATCGTAGGAATGACCGAACAAAATCATCCTGACTATCATGTCCTTGCGCCATTCCGTGCTAGTGAGGTCTTCGTTCGTCCGCAGATTGATGACGTCGTGAACAGGATGGTTCTCCGCTGGCTCAATCCCTCCAGGCACTTTCTTGTATGCTCCGAGGTCAACACTGGATAGCGAGGTACTCAGAATGCGGATGCATGCAACAAGCGCGGAGCATTGCAGTGCCGATATCGGACTGTCGATGATGCCGGTGCCGATCATCCGGCCAAGCACGACTTCCTGCCACTCAGGAGGGATACCAACAGCCCGCTTCTGAAGGCCGAAGGCTCCCAGTAGTCGGTTAAAAAAATCCAATCCCGCCTCCATTGTCACGGCTCACCAGCGCACGCCCGAGAGCGGCGATACCGGCCACCGGGCCGTCAATCTTGTTGTCCTCGCGTTCCTTGCGTGGGTAGATGTTGTCCTTCGCGTCACGGTGGCAGACAACGTTTGACACCATCCACGTCATAGCGGGGTTCCCGTCGTGCACCAGCCGCCCCGAGAGCACAGCTGCCTCGAGTTCCTTCATCGGTTCCGAGTAGTTCATGACCGTGGCGCGAATCTCCACCATCGGCAGACCGTCTGCATTCATGCGCTGGCAGAAATCCCAGGCGAAGCCCGGATCGAACGCGATTTCCTTGACATTCAACCGCCCACACCATTCCTTCAGATCGGCTTCGACTACGGAGTAGTCAACGCAATTACCCTGCGTTTCAATGATTTGTTCCGTGTCAGCCCAGCCTCGATACTGCGAGTTGCTGCTCGACTCGATGGCATCCTCGGGCAGGTAGTACCGCCCGAACATCCGGTATTGGCTGCCCTTGCGGAGTATCGCCACCATCGCCGTGATATCCACTTTGGAGGCAAGGTCAAGCCCGATAAAGCAGTCCCAATCGCGGAATTCGTCGATTGCCATTCGCCGGTCGGCCTGACGCTCCCATGCCCGCATGTCCATCCATGCGGAGTCGGCGTTGACCCAAACGTTCAACCGCTTGGTGAGGAAATTGGGTGCCGCGGATGCCGTCTGCATTGCCTTGTACGCAAGGCGGCGCATGTCATCCCACTTGACAGAAACCCCGAGGTTGGGGTTTGCCTTAATCCAACAGGATTCCTCGGACCAGTCGTCGTCATCGTCAATCGTGTAGATTAGGCCGAAATACGACTCGTCTACAGCCGAATCACCCTTCACTTCGTACCCGAGTCCGTCATGCCGATTCGCAACGTCATTGAGGATCTTGCAAACGTATCCGCGTTGCTCGTAGCAGATCCCGGCCCTGTTCCAGCCTGCCGTGGTAATCGCCCACACTAGCGGCTGCTGGCGTGAGCCCGTGGCCGTCTCTATGACGTCCCACACTTCGCGGGTCTTATGCGCGTGCAGTTCGTCGATGATCCCACCGTGCACGTTCAACCCGTCCAGCACGCCACCATCGGCAGACATCGCGCGCAGCACTGACGCACTTTCCTCGACCCACAGAAAATGCGCTCGGACATCGATGCCGAACGCTTCCCTGAAATCCTTGTCTCGGAGGGCCATCTGCTTAGCGGCTCCGGCCACAATGGCCGCCTGATCGTGTGTGGTGGCGAGCGAATACACCTCCGCGCCGGCCTCTCCATCCGCGCAGAACAGATAAAGCGCGATTGCCGCTACCAAAGCCGACTTCCCATTCTTTCTGGCGACTTCCGTGTATGCCATTTTGTATCGGCGCGTCCCATCGGCCCTACGTCTCCACC